CAGGCGATCGGGGCGCAGCCTCCGCCACAGGCGATCAGGGCGCAGCCTCCGCCACAGGCGATCAGGGCGCAGCCTCCGCCACAGGCGATCGGGGCGCAGCCTCCGCCACAGGCGATCAGGGCGCAGCCTCCGCCACGGGCTATCGGGGCGCAGCCTCCGCCACAGGCTATCGGGGCGCAGCCTCCGCCACAGGCGATCAGGGCGCAGCCTCCGCCACAGGAAAAGCCGGTGTTGCTCTTGCGGCTGGATGTGAATGCAAAGCAATGGGCGCACTCGGCTGCGCGATCTGCTGCGTCGAGCGCGGCGAGTGGGACGGAAATACATATCCGATCATTGCTGTCAAGGCAGCGATTGTCGATGGCGAAACGATCAAGCCTGATACTTGGTATCGGCTGGAGAACGGGGAATTTGTGGAGGTGGAATGATGGCCACACGCACCGAGGAGATATACATACCGTGCGAATGCCGGGTGTCAATTTTCTTCCCAGCCGGGCATATCGAATGCGATATTTGCCCGCTGCTGCAAACCTATAGCAGACGGCAGTGCATGCGGACTGGGGAATTGATTCCGGCGTGGCAGAAACGCGGGTATTATTGCCCGCTGGAGATTCCGGGCGAGCTGATACCGCCCGAAACTGATGACCCGAAGGAGGACTTGGAAAACAAATGAAATTAACAGAAAAGCTGAATGCCATTCAGGCGCAGCTAAAAGCGCCGAAGGACAAGAAGAATAGCTTCGGCGGTTACAACTACCGTTCCTGCGAAAGCATTTTGGAGGCTGTGAAGCCTCTGCTTCAGGCGCAGAGCTGCATTCTGACGATATCCGACGAGATTGTAGAGATCGGAAACCGCATTTATGTTAGGGCAAAAGCTACGATTTCCGATGGTGAGGGCGAGTATACGACGTATGGCTTTGCCCGTGAGCCGGAAAGCAAGAAGGGTATGGACGAGCCGCAGGTAACAGGTACGGCCAGCTCTTACGCCCGCAAGTACGCACTGAACGGCCTTTTTGCAATCGACGATACGAAGGACGCGGACACGGACGAATATGCAAAGGAAACGGGCCGGACAGCGAAAAGCCAGCCTGCGCAGGCGAGGAAAACAGCGCCGCAAGCAGCTGCAATGTCATTTAATTGCGCAGTCTGCGGCCAGCAGATTGTGGGCGAAATGATCAACGGACATATGTATTCTGGCGTGAGCATTGCGGAGCAGACGGCCAAGAAGTTTGGCCGCTGCCTCTGCTGGACGTGCGCACAGAAGCAGGGAAAGGAGAAAAAGAATGCTGAATAAAATCGTTATGATGGGCCGCCTGACCCGTGACCCGGAGCTTCGGCAGACGCAAAGCGGAAATTCTGTTGCATCCTTCACGCTTGCCTGCGACCGCGATTTCGCGGCGCAGGGCGCGGAGAAGGAAACGGATTTTATTGATGTTGTCGCATGGCGGAATACAGCTGATTTTGTCAGCAAGTATTTCTCCAAGGGCCGCATGGCCGTCGTGTCTGGCCGTTTGCAGATCCGCAACTGGGAAGACAAAGACGGGAACAAGCGCAAGACGGCGGAGATCGTCGCAGAAAGCGTTTATTTCGGCGACAGCAAGCGGGACGGGCAGAATGCTTCTGCCGCTGCGCCGACCTCTTCGGAGTTCAATCCGCTGCCGAGCACAACGCCGGTTCCGTTCTCTGCGCCGGATATGCCGCAGATGGAGATCGGCGATGAAAACGAGCTTCCGTTCTGAGGGCTGACGGATGGGAGATAAAAAGGAATACGTCAAGCTGTGGCTGAGTTACAGGAGCTATTTCGAGGCGTACAGTGCCGCTGAGGTGGGGCGCTTGGTGCTGGCCGCGATGGATTATCGCGAGTCGGGAGCAGAGCCAGAGTTCAGCGGGAGTGAACGTTTCATTTGGCCTGCGATTCGACGGGACATTGACGAATCCGTAGCGGCTCAAAAAGCCATCTCCGCGTCCAGAAGCGAGGCAGGAAAGCAGGGCGGTCGGCCTGAATCCGAAAAAGCAAATGCTTTTGGCGAAAGCAACGAAAAGCAAAAAAAGCAAATGCTTTCCGATGAAAGCAAAAAAAGCTATGGACAAAGGAAAAGGACAAAGGAAAAGGACAAGGACAGTATTCTTTCCCCCCTACCCCCCACGCTGCGCGAATCCGTTGAGAAATGGGTCGCGTACAAGGGAGAACGGCGCGAGGAATACAAGCCTGTCGGCCTGCAAAGCCTTGTTACGCAGATCACAAAGGCTGCGGAGGAATACGGCGAGGCTGCAATGATCGACGTGATAACCCGCTCTATGGCCGCAAATTACAAAGGGATCGTGTTTGACTGGTTGAAAGAGGCCAGCACACGCCCTGCGGCGCTTGGCCGCGCTGCAAAGCCCGGCTACGGCGTGCAGGGACACCATGACGAGCTGAACCCGCTGGAACGTGCAGCCGTGGACAGGCTGCTGGGGCCTCCGCCGAAGGGCGCTGATAAAATGCGGCACGGCATACAGGCCCACGGGGAGGAACTGTCTGCGTTCCAACTGGCGGCGATAGACAAAATGCTGAACGAGGAGGAGGACAAAAACAAATGAGTAAACCCAAATACATGAAAGGCGATTGCATTCGGTCGCTGGACGATTTGGTGCTGCAAGAAAACATCTTCTGGAACGGGAGAATTTGGAATCGAAAGTGGTTCATGAACCTTCAGCTTCAACTGCTTCTGTCTCTAATCAAGCACAAGGCACTACAGTACGCTGTGAGGCGAGACGGCAGCACAATGATGGTTCTTGAAGGAATGGAGGATATATGACAGACAAGGAAATCGTGCGGGCGCTGCGGTGCTGCGCGAAGGGGCTTGGACACGACGACGCGTGCGAAAACTGCAAGGTCGGAGAAATCCAAGATCGGCGGGAATACATCGAGTTTGCGGCTGCTAACGTGATCGAGCGCCTGACCGCCGAGAACGTGGCGCTGCGGGAGAAGGTGCCGCAGTGGATCAGCGTGGAGGACAGACTGCCAATAGACCGTCTCAGCAAATATCTCGTTGCTTTTCGGGACGCGGGCGGCTCGATTGTAGATATGGCAAGATACTTTCCGAGCGACGGATGGACGTGCGATAACTGGGAGGTACCGCAGAACTTGATTACTCACTGGATGCCGCTGCCGGAAGCGCCGGAGGTGGATTTATGAAAAGTCCCCTTCTTTGCCGCATGGGACTGCACAAGCTGAACAAGTATACGTATGTGCAGGTAACACGCCGCAGAAGCAACCGGCACGGTGGGAAGTATCACACAAATTACGCAATCTGTGAACGGTGCGGAAAACTCTGTTACCGGGTGCGCCTCTTTCAGAAACTGGGCGTGGCGCGGATTGCCGGAAGCGCCGGAGGGTTAAAAGGAGGCAAGGCATGATAGCTGTTTTAATCAGCATCAGACCAAAGTGGTGCGAAAAGATCATAAGCGGAGAGAAAACGATCGAGGTGCGAAAGACGCGGCCGAAGATGGATACGCCGTTTAAGTGCTATATCTACTGCACAAAACCGGAGGAAAAGCTACTCACCATTATGAAAGACGGCGATGAGAATTATGGAGAAACGTATCACGGCAATCCGGTTTTCATAAAGACGGAAAAAGCGCCGACCACTGGCTTATGGGATAAGCGGCAAAAGGTTATCGGGGAATTTCTGTGCGATCAGATCATCAACATTAACGGCGCGGGAAGGATACCGTCGGATGCTGCGCGGCCAACCTGCCTAGAGCCTGCGGAGCTGCACCGGTATCTCGGAGCTGCCACCGGCTTCGGCTGGCACATATCCAATCTCAGGATTTACGATACCCCGCGCGAACTGCGGGAATTTTACGCTGTGCCAAATGAGATGGAGGTAGCGCTCAAGGCAAAACCCAAGCCGGTCACCCGCCCGCCGCAGAGCTGGCGGTATGTGGCAGGGGAGGCGTGATATGGAGAAACGACAGTGCTGCGGCTGCGTCCACGGTATCGACACAGATGTCAACTCCATTGGAGAGCGGGTCGTCTACTGCGAACTGAGAGCGGAGTGGATGAATGTAGCCCTCGGTGATTGCCTTGGAAACTGTGAAAGCGAGGAGGAAGAACTATGGAACGACTGACAAGTCCTAATATCAACGTAGACTCGGGCACCGACAGATTTCTGCACGCCACGATCGGCGGCAAGGAAATCGACTGGAAGCAGAGCCGGGACAGCACGCTCAACGTGCTGATCAACGGCCCAACGAGCAACGGCTTTGGCAAGGATATTTTCCGCAAGATGGCCCGCGATCTGTACGGACGGCTGAAAGCCTACGAGGACACGGGGCTTGAACCGGAAGCAGTGGAAACGGTTAAGCTTGCGCTGGCCGCAAAGCATTTGGTAGACCTCGAAACGCTCAACAATACGCCAATCAGCAGGCTTGTAGAGCTTGCCGAGGCCGACAAGGACGGGTGCGTCGTGATTCTGCCGTGCAAGGTGGGCGATACGGTGTGGTTTAAGACATACAAAAATAACGCGCGAGATTGCATTGGCGTGCAACCACATGAGGTTACAAGAATATCAGCAAGCATCATTGTTCCGGGGGAAATTGTGGATATCGGTATCCCTGTGGACCAGATCGGTGTGAGAGTATTTTTGAGCGAGACCGAAGCGGTTGCGGCTGACGCGAAACCTCCGGCTGGAAATTCCATTTTGGAAGTTTAGGAGGCGAAGCAGGATGGAACGGATGACAAGCCGAGATGAGGATTGCGTGCTGGTAAACGGTCACGCGCTGGGTTATGCGACGATCGGCGAACTCGTCCAGATGGCGGAACGTCTCGCAGCGTATGAGGATATGGACAGTAAGCGGCTCAGACCGGGCGATACGGTTTGGCTGTCTAAGATGTTTTACACGCGCCCCAAAAAGCCCGTGCCGGTCACGGTAGACGCGATTCGCATTGACCGGGAAGGCACGACGTACATTACCGGGCGGAAGAGATTCTGCGAGGACGCAATCTGGCGGACGGTGTTTTTGACGGAGGCAGAAGCCGAGAAGGCTTTGCAGGAAATGGAGTAGCAGATGAAGAACAGATTGACGGTCAAACACGGGATGCTGTCCGACCTCAGAGCATACTTGAAGCAAAGTGGCTGGAAACTCGAAGAACCTGTCGGCGAGTACGAGGTTCTGAGGGCACGAAATCTGAATTATCCGCGACCACTTCTGGTTCACAACCGGGCAGAACGCGGCGTTGGGTACAGCATCGACGGGCGCGATGCGAAGATTTACAGTGGATGGAAACGGAACCGCCGCAAGCGTGGCTTCGACCCAGACTGGCCTACGCAGGAAGAACGGACACGGTATTTTGAAGGAGTGGACGGAGTATGAGTTTCAGTAAGAAAAAGCGGGAAGCGGTCTATGCGAAGTATGACGGCCACTGTGCCTATTGTGGACGGGCTATCGAAATCAAGGATATGCAAGTCGATCATTTCAAGCCGCAACGTGCATGGAACGCCGAAGACGCAGGGACGGACGATATTTCCAACCTTATGCCGTCATGCCGAATGTGCAACCACTACAAGCGGGCAAATTCTCTGGAAACGTTCCGGCGCTATATCGCGGAAATTCCCAGAAAGCTCCGAGAAAACTACATCTACAAAGTAGGGGTCGTTTATGGGAATGTCATTGAGCATGAGAAACCGATCACGTTTTACTTTGAGATGGAGGACAAGGCATGACCAGAAAACGCGCAAGAAAGATCCTCATGGCTATCGGCACGAGCCGGAACCGTGAGATGTTCGGCGGGCCAGAGGGGGAACTTTGAAATGATTGGTTACATCAAAGACAAGGACGTCTACGCGCTCTTTGACGAGCGCGGGACTGCTCGCTTGCACGTCGGGGACATCGACCGCCTGGAAAGGATATACTTCCCCGCCGAACTGCACGTTGGAGATCGCGCGTGGAAGAAGGCCATGAGCATCCTTGATAAGAAATACGCGGAAGCAAAAAAGATGCCGTTCGTCCGTGACCCGCTGGCATGGGCACTGTATCACACTTGGAGGGAGTTTGACGATGGAAAACGTTGCGACTGAAGAATTTATCAGCAGAACCGAGGCACTGAAAGACTTTGAATCCTGCAACGCGGAAAATCCGAACTGGACACCGCAGCGGGTAAAAACGCTCCTGCTGCGTCAGCCCGCCGCCGACGTTGCGGAGGTGGTGCATGGACAGTGGCTGCGAGCAGATGATGACTGGAATAGCCTCACAACAATTCAGTGCTCCCTTTGCAGCGAAGAGTGGTGCTTTGAGACGGACGATGACGTGAGCTTGCTGAATTACAAATACTGCCCCAACTGCGGGGCGAAGATGGATGGAGCTGCCGAATGAGCGGACTGCGGTTTGCTCGTGGGAGCGCGAAAGGAGGGAAGCTGATGCAGGATTGCTGCTTGACCTGCAAGAACCTGGAATACAGAAAGAACTACGTTTATCCGTACCGGTGTTTGAAGCACAAGGCCGAACGGTTCTCGGAGAAGGAATTTGAACGGATGTACTTTTCCGGAGAGGAATGCAAGGACTTTGAACAAAGGAGGTGGCCCGATGGGCACAATTCTGGCGATTGACCCCGGCAATATTCAATCCGGCTATGTGATGGTCGAGCACGACGGCGAAGAAATTCGCCGCGTGCTGGAGGCCGGGAAGATCGAGAACCCGGCAGTGACTGATATGCTGGATCGGAAGCTTTATGCGAACTGCATAGACGTTGCAATCGAGATGATCGCGGGCATGGGCATGACGGTCGGACAAGAGGTGTTCGACACCTGCGTCTGGGTCGGGCGATTCTGGGAAATCGCGTTGAGGTCGGGCGGATATGAGCCGAAGAGGATCTACCGCCGGGAAGAAAAGCTGGATCTGTGCGGTTCACTATCTGCCAAAGATGCCAACATCCGGCAGGCCCTCGTTGACCGCTATGCGCCCGGCCAGCCGAATTTCGGCAAGGGCACAAAGAAGAATCCCGGCTTCTTCTACGGCTTCTCGGCGGATATGTGGGCGGCGATGGCGGTCGCCGTGACGTATTTCGATAAGTACATCAAGGGGGTAAAGCTATGAGCAAGATGCAGCGTAAGCCGCCAAGACCGCCGATGCAGCTGACGTGCGATGCCTGCGGGAAGACGTTTATGCGCGCACCGTCCAAGTACAAGGCAAAATACAATTTTTGCAGCGAGGCGTGCGCCTGGACGGCACATAGGGAAGCTGTGACGGGCCGGGCGGAGCGCGTGCAGATCCTGATCACGTGCTCGATCCCGGTATACCCGGAAATGCGGCCTGTCTGCGGACGGGTGTATCCTGCCGAGAAATACAAATACAGGACAAACCGGACGGGCTACGTCGTCGAGGTGGGCGGCAAGCGCGTATGTGTGAGGGTGGACGAATGCAGGGAAATCTAGGGCTTACACCGGTGCAGGCTCCGTGCAAGGGCTGCGCGGACAGGCATACCGGCTGTCACACGGACTGCGCCCGATACATAGCGTTCCGCCGGGAGGCGGACAGATACAAGCAGGAGCAATCGAAGGACGCAGCGAGATATGCAACAACAAGGGGCTGTATGCGGACGCTGCACGATGCGAACCGCGCAAAGCGCGAAGGGAGGCAACATTACTGATGAGCACGCCGCGATACGGCTGGTGGGCCTATGCAAAATGGATGATCCGCAGCTATAAGGGCGGCGGGCTGATGACGAAGGCCGAGCGCGCTGCCGTTGCGGATGCAATCGCGGAGACGGAACAGCTCGTTGACGGCGCGGAGAGACTCCGGCTCATAGACTTGGTTCTTTGGAAGCGTACACACACCTTACAGGGCGCCGCGATGGCGGTTTATGTATCCGAACGCACCGCGCAGGAATGGCACAGGCAATTTATTCGCCTTGTGGGGCAAAAAAGAGGGCTTTTATGAAAAAGTCTGCGTCCCAGAGCCAAATTTAACATTTACTATAAGGGCGTAGAGATCAACTCTACGCTCTTCTTCATCGGCACCGCAGCGTTCTGCGGAAACCTCCTCCTCCTGTTCTCGTGTTCTCCGGTGTGAATAAATATATTTATTCACACACGGAGACACGAGAACGAAAGAATGAGGCAGAAAGGAGCGGCTATGGCGAGTTTGCGCGCCCTTGCACACAAGCTGCAAACAGCGCTCTTGTACCACGGAATCAAAATAAAAATCAATCAAATGCAGACCTATTCCGCGAAAAATGACAGGATGGTGACGAAATACATGGTTTACGAATATCGACCTGATGAAAAACCGAAGAATGTCACTTTGCTGGAAACTTACCAGATCGCGGATGTGGTGAAGCTGCTGGCCGGACTTTACAGCGATGGCGGATGAAAAGCTTACGCCGAAGCAGAGACGATTCTGCGAAGAATATTTAAAATCCGGCAATGCCACAGAAGCGGCGAAAAAAGCAGGGTACAAAGAAACGTCATGCAGAGTGATTGCGGCAGAAAACCTATCAAAACCAGCTATTTCTGCGTATATAAAGCGCAGGCTGGACGAACAAGAGGCTGCGCAGGTCGCGGATTCAAACGAAATTCTGAAATTTTACACTGCGGTCATGCGCGGGGAGGTCAAAGATCAGTTCGGCATGGACGCATCGCTGTCCGACCGGCTGAAAGCCGGTGACAGTCTCATGAAGCGATACGCGGCAGCTTCCGACCGCAACAGGACGACAATGGAGAAGCTTGATTCGATGCTGAAGGAGTTCCAAGATGCTGTTAAGTCCGAAACAACGTGAATTTGTAAAATACGGGACGCATCGATGGAACTTCAAGGGCGGAGCCACCAGAAGTGGGAAGACTTACCTCGATTTTCGATGGATCATACCGATCCGGATTCGTGAGCGAATCGGAAAAGATGGTCTGGCTGTCATTCTCGGCGTAACAAAATCCACGATTGAGCGAAATGTGCTGGAGCCGATGCGGAACCTGTATGGCGATATGCTCGTCGGAACAATCTCCAGCGACAACACAGCGTGGATTTTCGGGGAAAAGTGCTATTGCCTCGGTGCGGAAAAGGTTTCTCAGGTGTCAAAGATCCGCGGTGCGTCGATTAAATATTGCTACGGCGACGAGGTCGCGGACTGGTCGGAAGAAGTCTTCGCGCTGCTAAAAAGCCGTCTTGATAAGGAATACTCCTGTTTTGATGGGACGTTCAATCCGCAATATCCTGACCACTGGCTGAAAAAATTCCTTGATAGCAACGCGGACATTTTCAGCCAGACATACACAATAGACGACAATCCGTTCCTGCCGGAATCTTTTAAAGAAAATCTGAAAAAAGAATACGAAGGGACGGTTTATTACGACCGCTACATTCTCGGCCTCTGGGTGCGTGCCGAAGGACTGGTATATCCGATGTTTGGAGATGGCTGCATCACGCAGGAGATCCCGGACACCGGAGATTATTATATATCTATAGACTATGGAACGCTGAACCCGTTTTCTGCCGGGTTATGGTGCGTTGGGAGGAAATGCGCAGTCAGAGTCGCGGAGATCTATTACAGCGGCCGCGATGAAAAGAAGCAGAAAACAGATGAGGAATACTGCGACATGGTAGAACAGCTTGCAGGAGATAAGCTAATCAGAGCCGTTGTCGTGGATCCGTCTGCCGCATCGTTCATTGAAGCGCTGCGCAGAAGGAGCGGATTTAAAGTCCGGCACGCGGACAACGACGTTTTGAACGGGATCCGCACAACGTCCGACTTCCTGCGTGATGGAAGAATCAAGATTCATGCGGGCTGTAAAGACGCCATCCGCGAATTCGGGCTTTACAGGTGGGACGAAAAAGCAGAATCTGACCGCGTCGTGAAGGAAAACGACCACACTATGGACGAAATCAGGTACATGGTGATGACGGTTTTAAAAAAGCACTTCAAAGAACACAGATTTGTGCCGGAGCTGGCGCGGTGAGGTAAAAGATGAAAACATATCAAGATTTTTTAGAGGTCGCGGAAAAGTCTGACCGGGAACGGATGGAATTTGTTCTGTCCGCGATAAATAATCACAAAGACTCGGATTTATACAAACAGGCGGTTATTGCGAAGGAATACGACGCGCACAGGAATGTGACGATTGCAAATTTTCAAAAGCTGCTTTATACACTCAACGGGAAAGTCATTCCGGACAACTACAGTCCGAACTATAAGCTTCGGAGCAATTTCTTTGCAAATTTCATCACGCAGGAAACGCAGTATCTTCTCGGGAACGGCGTGACGCTGAAAGAAGCCGCGAACAAAGAAAAACTCGGCGCATCGTTCGACGTTCGGCTGCAGGACGCAGCGCATGCGGCCCTTGTTGGAGGCGTATCGTATGGCTTCTGGAATCTCGATCATCTTGAGGTTTTCGATGTAACAGAGTTCGTTCCGCTTCTCGATGAGGAAAACGGTGCGTTGCGCTCCGGGATTAGATTCTGGCAGGTATCCGATACGAAGCCGCTTCGCGCAACACTCTACGAGCCGGACGGCTTTACACAGTTCATCCGCAGAAGCGGAAAAAACATGGAGATCCTAGAGGCGAAGCGCGGATATGTATCTGTTGAGGCAAGTTCCGAAGCGGACGGTACGGAAATCCTTGCATATCAAAACTATCCCGGCTTCCCGATTATTCCGCTCTACGGCAACCGCGCAAGGCAGTCAGAGCTTGTCGGCCAACGCGAGGCGATAGACTGCTACGATCTCATTAAGTCAGGCTTTGCGAATACAGTTGATGAGGCGTCGATCATTTATTGGACGATCTCAAACGCCGGTGGCATGGACGAGATCGATATGGCACGGTTCAAAGAGTCCATGCGGCGGATCGGCGTTGGGCTCGTGGACGACGACGGCGCGAAGGCAGAGGCTCATACGCTCACAATCCCAGTTGAAGCTCGGGAAGCGCTTCTTTCCAGAATCAGCGACGATCTTTACCGTGACGCGCAAATGCTTGATGTGACAAAAATGCAGGCGGGACAGAAGACGGCGACGGAGATCATGGCGGCGTATCAGCCGATGGACAACAAGGTGGATCAATTTGAATACTGCGTGATCGAGTTCCTGCAGGCGTTGTTTAAGATCGTTGGTATTGATGACGAGCCGTCCTTCATGCGATCCAAAATAACAAATCAGTTAGAACAGACGCAGATGGTGCTGCTTGCCGCGAGCTACCTTGACGACGAAACGATTCTGAGCAAGCTGCCGTGGCTTACGCAGGAGGAAATCGCAAACATTTTGAAGAGGAAAAGCGCGGAAGAATTAGAGCGATATTCCACGAAAGATATGGAGGAATAGACGTATGAGCGGCATGGTACAGGGCGATGCGTACAGTCTGGCCGTCACGGTCAAGAACAACGGGCAGGCTGTCGAGATCGACGATATTGAGAAGATCGAAATGACGCTTCTGTATTTGCAGAAGTATTACCCAGGCCAGATCACATACGCGGACGGGAAATTCTATTTCCCGCTGGCGCAGGAAGAAACATTCCGCCTGCCGAAGGTCTGCCCGATGCAGATTCGCGTGAAATTCAAAAGCGGAGATGTGCTCGGCTCCGAGAAAAAGCAGATCGACGTATCTGCCGCGCTTTCAAAGGCGGTGTTGTAATGGGCGGCATTGAATTTGAACTCAAGAACCGCGATCCGGTTGACGTTTCCTTTAACGTTTCCGTGCGTGCTGGCGGCGGCTCCGGCGGCGGCTACAACATCGGCCCCGGCCTGAAGCTGGACGCCGAAACCAACACCCTGTCTGTCGATACAGCGGACGCCGTCGAAAAGGACAACACCAAGCCCGTAACGTCCGCCGCCGTGTATACGGAGGTCGGCAACATCAACGCGCTACTCGCAACGATTTAAGGAGAGGATTTTATGAGCACACAAACCGAAATTACCAGATTACAAACCGCGCGGAACAAGCTGCGCACATGGCTCGTCGGCCTCGGCCTTGCCGTGAGCACGGACAAGCTCGACGCGCTGGCCGACAAAGCATCGGCCATCAAGAATAACGGCGCGATCGACGCGCAGGTCAAGGAGGGCGAATCCTACACCGTCCCCGCGGGATATCACAACGGCTCCGGCACGGTCAAGGGCGTCTCCGGCGGCGGCAACTACAACCTGCAGGCCAAATCCGTCACGCCGACGAAGGAGCAGCAGTCCGTCACACCAGATCAGGGCTATTACGGCCTGTCCGGCGTGACCGTCGGCGCGATCCCGGAAAACTATCAGGACGTCTCCGCCACGACCGCCGCGCCTGCCGACGTGCTGGCGAATAAGATCTTTATCGATGCGGACGGCGTAACGCAGGCTGGCACCATGCCGGACAACGGTGCAGTGGAGAAAGTGCTGGACGCGACGACAGGCAATCAGGAGTATACTGTACCCGCCGGTAAGCACTCCGGCACGGGCAAGGTATCCGTCATGCTGGAAACCAAGTCCGCCACGCCTGCCGAGGCCGCGCAGGACATTACGCCCACAAAGGGCAAAGTCCTCGGCAAGGTCACGGTTGGTGCCATTCCCGCCAAGTACAAAGACGTTTCCGGCGTGACTGCCGGAGCGGCTGACGTGCTGGACGGAAAGTTCATCGTCCTCGCCGACGGCAGCAAGGTCGAGGGCACCATGGCCAACAACGGCGCGATCGCAAAGACCATCGACGGCCTCACGCAGACCAGCGTAGACATCCCCGCAGGCTATACCTCCGGCGGCACTGTCAGCATGACAGACGACATCGAAAACGCCCTCGCTTCGATTTAAAGGAGGAACAGACATGAGCGTACAGACCGAGATCGACCGCATTATCACGGCAGTCGGCGCGGCGTATGACGCAGTGGAGGCCAAAGGCGGCACAGCCCCTGCGGCACAGACCATCGAAGGGATTGCAGGCGCGATCAGCGGCATAAAATCCGCACCGACTACGCCGTATATGGAAGCGGAGTATGGTGTGGGGGAGGATCTAGACGGCATCACGAACCACTATATCAAGCGCGCAAAACTCTATAACCACACGGCAATCTATGCGTATGAGTTCGCAGGGCAGAACCAACTAAAAAACCTTGACTTTAGTGATGCTTCAAATAATATCACGGCAATAGAATCAATGGCGTTTAATCTGGCACAGGTGAATGGGCTGGTTCTGCCAAATACGATCAGCGTGTTAGGAAATGGATGTTTTAATTCTGCATACATCACAACGCTGACAGTTCCGCCACTTGTGACAGTGCTTCCAAGCGTTGCGTTTTCGCTTATTCAACCACTCTACAATAATGAAACGGGGGAAGAACTTCCAATCAACATCATCCTGCCACAAAATCTCACCAAAATAGGAATCTCTTGCTTTGACGGTGCATCGATTAAGCAAATCGCTATACCGGATACGGTAACAGAAATCGGGGACGGTGCTTTTAACTACTGTGAGCAACTGGCATCGATTGCACTGCCATCAGGTCTACAAAAAATCTCAAGCAGAATGCTCGCCGGTTGCAGTAGTCTGACATCCATTACAATTCCGGCATCCGTAACTGAAATCGCTAGTCAAGCTTTTGCAAGTTCCGGGCTTACATCCATCACAATTCCATCAACGGTAACGACACTTGGCAGTAGTGCATTTAATAACTGTGCATCGTTGGCAAATATAGATATACAGGCACATGTAATAGAGATTCCGTGGGGTTTCGCAGAAGAAAGCGGCAGAACGTCAGTGACGCTGCCGGATACAGTAGAAACGATCGGCAGCAGCGCGTTTATTTCGGCCCGCGCCAACCTCACGGAGATCACTATCCCCGCCTCCGTCACGTCGATCGGAGATTATGCGTTCGCGCAAAATGAAGCCATGATGACAGTCACATGTCTGGCCGCAACCCCGCCGACACTCGGAAGGAATGTGTTCGCTCTCGCTACAGTATCTGTAATCAAAGTCCCGGCTGCATCGGTCGCGGCGTATAAAGCTGCCGACGGATGGAAGGATTATGCGAGTTGCATCGTTGCGATGTGAACGCCGAAAACCGGAAAAGGGAGAACACCATGGACACCAAGACCATCATCGTTACCCTCGTCTGCGCCGTGCTCGGCGGGGCGGATAGAAATGTATGAGCACAAGCAACACCGCCGGGCAGAAAATGACAGACGCAGAGCTCGCAAAGCTTGAAAAGCGGATTGCTGCGATATATAGGGAAGCGTATAACGATCTGACGGATACGATCAGGGATTACTTCGGTAAATTTGCAGCGCGCGACGCGGTGGAAAAGGCGCGGCTGGACGCTGGGGAGATCTCGGAGGATCAATACAAGCTGTGGCGTGCTGCTCAGATTGGACGCGGGAAGCGGTTTGAAGCGCTACGGGATAAGGTCGCAGAGCGCATGACAAATGCAAACGCAACCGCAATCGCCTATATCAACGACGCAACGCCGGGGATTTACAGCCTGAACAGGAACCTAGCAGCCTATATGATCGAGCAGGTGGCGGGGGACGTTGGATTCGATCTCTGGGATGAGCGGGTTGTGAAGCGCCTGATTGCCGAGCAGCCGGGCCTTATGCCGTCCTACCCGGAGAAGCGAGCACTCAAACGTGGGATTGATCTTGCATACGGGAAAAAGCAGATCACGGCCAGTGTCACCAGCTCCATCTTACAGGGCAGAAGCATCAAGGGCATGGCAGATGATCTGCAAAGTCGTATCACCACCATGAACCGCGATTCCGCTATCCGGACAGCTCGAACGGCAGTCACGGGCGCGCAGAACGCCGGACGGCTGGATTCCTTTTATGCTGCCGAGAAAATGGGAATCAAGTGCAGAAAACAATGGATAGCGACGCTCGACGGAAGAACCCGCCACTCCCACGCCATGCTCGACGGCGAGATCGTGGACAACGACAAAAAGTTCTCCAACGGCTGCCGCTACCCCGGCGACCCAAACGGTCCACCGTCCGAAATCTATAACTGCCGCTGCACGCTGGTATCCGAGATTGAAGGAATCGACACCTCCGGAGGCAAGCGACGTGCCAGGGACCAGGCGACCGGACGGAATGAGCTGATTGAGAACATGAGCTATGCGGAATGGGCAGGGTGGAAAAAGAAAAATGGACGTTGAATTTATCGACAACTCAGAGGAAATCAAGGACAATATGAAAAACGCGCTGCTTCGTGCGCTTGAAAAGGTCGGAATGACGGCGGAAAAGTACGCGAAGCGGCTATGCCCGGTTGATACCGGAAACCTACGCAACAGCATCACGCACCGCGTAGATGAAGGGGAACCGGCTGCATACATCGGAAGTGACACGGAATATGCCGCATACGTCGAACTCGGAACCGGAAAGTATTATCCGGGCGGGAGACCTACGCCGTGGGCGTATCAGGACGCGAAGGGGAACTGGCACTGGACGGCTGGAAACAAAGCACAGCCGTATTTGAAGCCAGCGGCGGCGAACTATGCGGCGCAGTACCTGAAAATCGTCGAAGATGAGATGAAAAACGGATAAAGATTGCGTCCCAGAGCCATAAATATACGGTATAAGTGTGGTAACAGCAAAGAAATGACTGTTGCCACATTTTTTGTTCTGTCGCGGCAAAGCACCGCCGACAAGGGAAAGGAAGATAGAACATGGCACTGACGCGCAAGCTCCTGAAGGGCATGGGGCTGACAGAAGAGCAGATGGATACGATCATTGAGGCGCACACCGATACCGTAGACGGGCTAAAAAGCGACCTTGCACGGTATAAGGCAGACGCCGAAAAGCTCCCCGGAGTGCAGGCGGAGCTTGAAAACCTGAAAGCCAAAGGCGACGATGGCTGGAAGGATAAGCACGACAAGGTCAAAAAGGAATTTGACGACTACAAAAGAGAGCAGATGCAGAAGGAAACCAAGAGCGCGAAAGAATCCGCGTATCGGGAACTTTTGAAGTCTGCGGGTATCAGCGAAAAACGAATTGATTCGGTTTTGAAGGTCACCGATCTGACCAGCGTTGAACTGGAAGACGGCAAGATCAAGAACGCCGACGAGCTGCGCAAATCCATCAAGGAAGAGTGGGCGGACTTCGTTGTTACCACCAAGCAGAAGGGCGCGGACACCAAAGATCCGCCCGCAAACAACGGCGGCGCTATGAGCCGGGACGACATCTTCAAAATCAGGGACGCGTCTGAACGGCAGGCAGCAATCGCCGCCAACCTTAATTTGTTCGGAAAGGAAGAATAAACATGGGAGCAAAGACCAATCTGACGATGACGAGCGACGTTCAGGTAACCGCTCGTGAAATCGATTTTGTAACCCGCTTTGCGCGGAACTGGCAGCACCTGCGCGACATTCTCGGCATTATGCGCCCCATCAAAAAGCAGCCGGGCACCGTCCTGAAATCCAAGACCGCAAGCGTGACGCTCGCGCAGAGCGTCGGCGAGGGTGAAGAGATTCCCTACTCCAAAGCGACTGTCATTGAAAAGGACTACGCCAACATCAACGTCGAGAAGTACGCAAAGGCTGTTTCCATCGAGGCGATCAAGGAATACGGCTATGACGTTGCCGTCGCAATGACCGACGAAGCTTTCCTGTATGAGCTGCAGACCAATGTCACCAATCGTTTCTACGATTATCTGAATACCGGCCTGCTGACCGTCAGCGAAACCAACTGGCAGCGCGCGCTTGCAATGGCGAAGGGCGCTGTTATCAACAAGTTCAAGCAGATGCACCGCACCGCGACCAACGTTGTTGGCTTCGTGAACGTGATGGATCTGTACGATTACCTCGGCGGCGCCGATATCACCATCCAGACTGAATTCGGCTTCCAGTACATCAAGAACTTCATGGGCTATAGCACCGTGTTCCTGCTGTCTGACGATGAGATCAAACGCGGTCGTGTTATTGCGACTCCGGTCGAGAACATTGTCCTGTACTACATTGACCCAGCTGACAGCGATTTCGCCCGTGCCGGTCTCGACTACAGAACCGACGGAGAAACCAACCTTGTCGGTTTCCATGTGCAGGGCAACTACTCCACTGCGGTCTCCGAGTCCTTTGCGATCATGGGCATGACCCTGTTCGCGGAGTATCAGGACGGCATTGCCGTTGCTGACATTGACGAGACCCCGTCTCTCGGCACGCTGACGGTTACCTCTGCGGCGGGCACGGCGACAGGTGACACGAAGATCACGGTAACGCCCGCGAAGGAAGCAAGCGGCAACGTCTACAAGTACAAGGTAGGCGATTCGGCTGAGACTGTCACCTACGGCCAGAACGTCAGAACGTGGCCGACGTGGGACGGCAAGTCCGATGTCACGGCAGCGACGGGCAAGAAGATCACAGTCGTTGAGGCTGACGCGACTTACAAAGCGCAGAAGGCTGGCAACGCAACGGTAACGGCAAAGTAAGGAGGCGGCAGCGCAATGCTAACCGAATTGTGCGGGGTTCTGCGGAACTGGTTTGAAACGGATCGGATCAGCGGAACGTACACAGTAGAAAACGGCAGCATTGCGCTGCAGTTCCTGCAAGAAGGGCAATTCTTCCGGATTGTAGGTTCCGTTTTTAATGACGGTGTGCACCAATACCCGGATTACGGGATGGCCGACGAGACCTTTGATGGCTCTGTCTGGCCGATGGCCGTCCCGTCCGCTGTCCTCGCCCTCGAAGCTGAGATCAGAGCATGGCAGGAGAAAAACGGGGACGCGGCAGCAAGCCCGTTTACCTCGGAAAGCTTCGGAGGCTATAGCTACTCGAAGGGATCGAGCGGAAGTGCCTCCGCGAATGGGGCTGTGACATGGCAGACGACGTTCAAATCGCGCATGAACCAGTGGAGGAAGATCTGATATGAGTTTACTTGATGATTTTGCCCGCCCGTGCGTGCTGCTCGAAAAAAGCCGGACGCCGGACGGAGCGGGCGGTTACGTCACGATATGGACGGACGGGGCGGAATTCGCAAATTACCAGATGCTCGATACGTCCATGGAGGCTCGCAGAGCGGAGAAGGAGGGCGTGACAAGCGTTTACTCGGTGCTTGTGCAAAAAGCCGTACCAATCGATTATAACGACTTCTTCCGCGACAAGACGACCGGCGAGACGTACCGCGTCACGTCCGAGCCAAAGGACAAGCAAACACCGAAGTCCGCAAGCTTCGATCTGAAATACTTCACTGCAGAAAAGAAAGCGCTGCCAACATGACGAAAGACAAAGCATTGCATGCGTGGTTCTCGCAATTTCTCACGGCATACCCCACATCAAGTGTCCCGGACGATGCCGTTTTTCCGTGGCTGACCTATGAGCTGATTACTGGCGCGTGGGACAGCGGGGAAATCGGCCTGACGGTGAATCTCTGGTACTACACAACGCAGGAAGCAGAACCAAACGCGAAAGCGCAGGAAATCTCGGACGCTATCGGCTTGGGCGGCGTGTTTGTGCCGTGTGACGACGGCGCAATCTGGATCAAGCGCGGATCTCCGTGGTGCCAGAACGTCCGGGACGATTCTGATGCAAATATCAAGCGGCGGTATTTGAACGTCACAATCGAATACATTACCGCGAACTGAAAGGACTGATTTCATGGCGAAATTTACGAAAATTCCTGCAGATACCTTCAAGCAACTGCAGATTAACGCCGGTGTGATCCTGAGCGGGTTCACTCCGGCAACCGGCGCATTTGAAGCCGAAGACCAGATCGGCGCAACGACCGGCGGCATTACGTTCGCGGCAACGCCGACGTATTCGGACTACGGCGAAGACGTTGACAACTGCCCAAAGAACACCATGGAGCTGAAGCGGCAGGACGACGTGGACGTAAAGTGCTCCGGAACATTCGTTACGGTAACAACAACGTCCGCGAAGTCCCTGATGGCGGCGGCGGACATTGACGGAACGGACACAACCAAGGTCGTCCCGCGCCGCGACCTGTCCAGTGCTGATTTTTCTGACATTTGGATTGTTGGGGACTACTCCGACAAGAACGGCGCGAATAACGGCGGGTTTATCGCGATCCGCATGATGAATGCGCTTTCTACCGGCGGATTCCAGCTGAAAACCGCCGACAAGGGCAAGGGACAGATGGCGTTTGAGTACACCGCGCATTACTCGATCTCAAAGCAGGATGTTGTGCCGTATGAGCTGTACATCAAGGCCGGTACGGCAGAAACCTGATAGGAGGCCGATATGAAACTTTCGGAATTCAGCACCGATAAGGCGGCAGATGTCCTCTGCGAAATCAGCGTATACGCGCTGAACATCGTGGCAGACGAAGAACTCAGGGGAAGCCTGAAAAAGCTGACAGACGACGAAAAGCCGCAGACAGTCGGCGAGAGGTACGCAATCGGCGTGCAGCGCATCGGCCAGTGGATCCCACTGATCCTGAAAAAGCATAGAGAAGACGCGTTCAGCATTCTGGCTGTGGTAAACAACGTGACAGTTGACGCGATCCGGGAGCAGAACGTTCTCGTTACAATGCGGCAGATCCGGGAATTGGCCGAGGACAAAGATCTCACTGATTTTTTCAAGTCGTGCGCGTCGGAGGCGAAAGCGTAACGCTTGCGCTGCTGGCAGCTCCAAAAATAAGCGCCGGAGGGCTGATTCGCCTTTTGCCGATTTTAATAAAGCGGCAGAACGAGGAATCAGCCTTTCGCATTTATGCGGCGGAGTGTATGCGCACGATCACGGAAAATACAGCGAAATTCGCGGGCGGAAGCTTTGTGCAGGCAAAGTACGCCGATCTTATCAGCCCGAAGCCGCAGGACAACCGAACCTGCGAAGAGATCACCGCCGACGTTGTACGCCGGTGCGGATTGAAGGTGAAAAAATCCAAAGATGAATCTGTTTGAACTTTTTGTAAAAATCGGCGCCGATACGTCCGAGGCCGACAAGGGCATCGACGAAACCGGGAAGAAAACATTCGGCCTCGGCGAGAAGATTAAAAACGGCCTTGCTACTGTCGGCAAGGCTGCGGTAGTCGGCGTGACGGCAGCGGCGACGGCAATCGGCACAATCGGCACAAAGGCGGTCCAGGCATACGCAGACTATGAGCAGCTCGTCGGCGGCGTGGAGACGCTTTTTAAGGATAGCCAAGATAAAGTCATGGAGTACGCAAACAACGCGTATAAAACCGCTGGGCTGTCCGCAAATGAGTACATGGAAACGGTTACAAGTTTTTCTGCATCCCTGCTGCAGTCCCTCGACGGAGACACCAGTGCAGCGGCGGAAAAGGCAAATTTGGCGCTGACCGATATGTCCGACAACGCGAACAAAATGGGTACGGACATGACTTCAATCCAGAACGCATATCAGGGGTTCGCAAAAGCAAATTACACCATGCTCGATAACCTGAAGCTCGGCTACGGCGGTACGCAGGCCGAAATGCAGCGGTTGCTTGAAGATGCGGAGAAAATTTCGGGCGTCAAGTACGACATTTCCAGCTATGCGGATATCGTGGACGCGATCCATGTCGTGCAGACCGAAATGGGAATCACCGGCACGACCGCAAAAGAAGCCGCGTCCACGATTCAAGGCTCGTTCGGCATGGTAAAAGCCGCATGGCAGAACCTTGTGACCGGCCTTGCAGACCCGGATCAGGACTTGGGAACCCTCGTGGGCAACTTCACAGATTCCATTGTCGTCGCAGGAAACAACCTGATTCCGCGCATTCAGGAGCTTTTACCGCGCATTGTGGAGGCAATTTCCGGGCTGCTGGGAACCATAAGCACACAGCTGCCGGGCATACTCAGTTCTGTCCTGCCCTCGCTTATCGAGGGCGCGTCGAATCTGGTTACCGGGCTCATGTCCGCGCTCCCGGAGATCCTTACCGTGCTGGGAGACATCGCGCCGACAGCCATTGGGGTTCTCGTTCCGGCCATAGTCGAGCTTCTGCCGGAAATCATTCAAACCGGTATAGATGTTGTTATCTCTCTGGTACAAGGCATTACGGAGACGCTTCCGGAATTGATCCCGGCGGCAACGGAAGCAATCATCAAAATCGCTGAAACGCTGACCGACCCTGGAAATCTCGGGAATTTGGTAGATGCGGCGCTTAAGATCATCCTTACTCTGGCGGACGGGATCATTGATGCCGTCCCGAGGCTGCTTGAGGTGGCTCCCAAGATTATCACAAATCTCATCACCGCGCTTACTGAAAACTTCCCCAAAATCATCGAATCCGGCGCAAAACTCGTTAAGTCGCTGATCGATGGCCTGATTAAATCCATTCCGCAGCTTACTGCGGCTGTGCCAAAACTCATTATCGGGATTGTACAGGGGATTCTTAACAATCTTCCGCAAATCATCATGTCCGGCCCGCAAATCATTATGGCGCTTATTGAGGGCCTTATTAGCGCAATCCCCGAGTTGATTCTGGCAATTCCAACGCTGATCCAATCGATTGTAGATACGTTCCTCGGCTACGATTGGGGCAGCATCGGAACAAATATCGTTGACGGTATCAAAAACGGATTTCTGCATATGTGGGAGAGCCTAAAGCGGACGGTAAGCGATATGGTCAACGGCCTTGTGAGCGGCGTCAAGAGCATCCTCGGTATTGCGTCCCCGTCTAAAGTCTTCGCCGGAATCGGCGGCTACATGGCAGAAGGACTTGGGCAGGGCTTTGACAGGGAAATGCTCGGGGTGCGGAAAGATATCGAAGATCAGATGACCTTCGGCACAACGTCCTTCTCTGTGTCCGGCGCGGCAAAGTCCTCCGTCGGCGTCGTGAACGGCCTGCTGGCCAACAACCAGCCGAGCGGGCTGACACAGGTGAATCTTGTCGTTGACGGCCAAACGCTGGCGCGGGTACTGTTCGATCCGCTGCGAGGCGAAATTCTGCAAAGGGGTGTGTCACTTGCGTAGAATTAAAATCACGGACGGCACAAACACAGTCACCCTTCTGCGTGATCTCGTGTTCACGATTCAGCCAAAGGATATTGGCGCAACCGCGACAATGGCATCCGGAAAGACGGTTATGGATATCATCGGGGTAAAAAATGAATTGAAAATCCCGACGGGATGGCTTTCTGTCGCCGATCTCCGAAAACTCCGCAGCATGATCAACACGAAACATGTGTTGAGCGTGACATACCCGGATGTAGACGGCGACAAAACAAGGGATTTCCTTTTTGAACAGCCGGAATACAAGGCGATTATCTACGATGAGGACGGCGTATCGCAGTGGTGCGGCGTCACAATCTCCGCGACACAGCAAGGGGTGGATTGATGCAGAAGGTATCAAGCAATTACGCACCGTTTACACCGGTGCGTGAGGTCGGCATGCTTGTCCGGTTTTACATTGTTGACCCGTCGGCAAAGAAGAACGGTACGGCCTCTGCATCGGATTCGGCACCAGGCACAAGCGCCGCCGAAACAATCAGCGACAGAGAAACCATATCCGGGAAGTTCGCTGGGCTTGAATTGAACCGGTGGGTTCTGGATGGGACAATCGATATTCCGAACGATAGCTTTGGCGGGCAGTATGTTGGCTGGTGGAGCGGAGTAGCATCAAACGATAGCGCCGAAATGGCAAGCACAATTACGTTTGAATTCTCCGCGCCGGTATCCACGATTGGTTGGGCGATGCTGTTTGATGAAAAAATGAACCAATACCCGGCGCAGATCACAATTACCGCATATGCGAGCGACGGATCGACGGTCGCAACCGGAACAAAGATGATCACGCAGGCGCGGCAGAACATCAGCATGACTGCCGCAAATTACACAAAGCTGACGATTCGATTTGACAAGACGTTCCTGCCAAAGACACGCGCCCGGCTGCGGCAGATCGATTTCGGCCTGACGGAAACCTACGAAAACGACACAATGGCCGACGTGAAGATCATAGAGGAAGCATCCGTTTCCTGCGAATCGTTCCCGTCCCGGCAGATTTCCTTTACATTCGACAACGCGGATCATCGGTACAACATTCTGAACCCGGACGGCGTTTTCTCCGTGGTTCAGGATGGCCAGAAATTGCTTGCCAGATGCATTGTAAACGGAGAGAGCATAGACGTTGGCGAGTTCTTTTTTACGTCCGTTACAGCGCGCGATTCCGGCGTTACGGCACAGCTTGTCGGAAACGATATGGCTGCGACACTCGATCGCGCAACCTATGAGGCCGGAAACGCTACCGCGTGCAAGCTCCAGACTGTAGTTGCGTCCGTACTGGAAGGATACGACGTCACTGTGATCTACGGCGGCGGCGCAGACGAAAGAACGGTAGTCCCTGCGATCCCTCGGAAGACGACGAGACGCGAGGCGATCCGGATTCTGGCACAGGCCGCAATGTGCTCCGCGTGGTTTGATCGATCCGGAAACCTGCACATCGCGGAGCTTTCAGCAGGCGCAGTATTGGGAAAAATAACGCCGGATGAGCTTTATAACTATGACGGTGTGTCCATATCGGAAGCGGTTGATTGCGTAGAGCTGCACGTTAAGAGCGACTACGCGAATATCGATACGACAATCACCGCCGGGAGCGGCAAAAACATCAAGAGCGTAAATAACCCGTGCGTAGCGCCTGCAAACTATCAGAGTGTGGCCGCGTGGCTGCTTGCGCAGTATAATCGCCGAAAGATCTACAGCGTGAAAAACCGGGGCAATCCGGCGCTCGAAACCGGTGACACCATCAAAATCTCCGACGCATTCGCACAAAACGAAAATGCTGTGCAGACCGGTATGGAACTGACGTTCAGCGGAGGCGGAATTTATGCCGTAACGAAAGGAGTTGGCGCATGAGTACCATCATTGACACCCTCGTCACCGACCGGACGCAGGCGGATGTGGAGCGAGTGCGGGAGCTGGCGGCGAAGGGGTTCGCGGCCATGACCGCAGCCGAGCGGGCGGAATGGCTGGCCGGGATGAAGGGCGCGTACAACGCAGCCGACATGAATCGCGTGGGGACGGCCCTGAACTATCTGGCGGCGCGTCTTGCGCCGGTCTGCGGCATGAGTATCGCATGGTCTGCAAAAACAGATTGGGCCGTAACGGACATTATAACAGCCTCACAGGCCGAGGCATACCGCAAGCAGGTGCAGTCCATCCGGGACGCACTGGCATACCCCGAAGGAACACCGGACGCGCCCGGCCTCGACCGGCTGACCTACACCGGCGCAAACGACATCGAGCGCATTCTTGCGCTCTGCGAGGAACTGATCGATAACATCACAAAGGCGTTCCGCTACACCGGCGCTGCGGAATGCGCGACAGGAGGCTTGATATGAAAGATCGTCAACCTACTAAAGTTCTTACAAACGGTGCTATTCGATATGGCATCTACAATTCCGACGGTAGTCTTGATCACTACGAGTACATGAAACGTATGGACGAGCCAACAGTTGAGGGTACGCCTCTCAATAAAGCAAATCTTCTGTCCGATGCCACCGCAGCCAAGCTCTGGCCGAACGCAACCACGAGGCCGGAGGACCCGACAGTCAACGACGCTCTCGGCAAGCTTTCGGAGGGTACGGCCAAAGTCGGCGACATCGCTATCACGTCTCGCACAGACCTCTCCGACGCATGGCTCCCGTGCGACGGTAGGTACATTTCCGGCGCACAGTACCCGGAACTGTTCAATATATTGAGATCCAGCAAGACCGATGCTGCGTGGGCTGTTTCCACGTTGATGAACGCAAATCTCTACAATCCAAGCGTTTCATATGCAAATGGGTATTGGTTTATCACGAGCGCGAATAGCAATAGCCCTGATTATCTGGACGGTAAAATCTACTATTCTTCAGACCTTGTTTCTTGGAATGATATTTCTATACCTAAAAATCCATTGAAGGGAAAAAAATATAGAGGCCTCACCATAATTAGCAACAGTATAGTAAGGCAGACTACGGTTCAATACTTAAACGGGGAATATGTGCTTGTCTTTTATATGAGTTTTGTCACAGATCCCGGCGGATCAAATAGTTCTCGTTTGTACGTTTGTGCGCACACTGATACGCTTAATCCTGTTAGCTGGAAATTCACTGTACTATCTACTACGGAAGACTTTTTACCGGAGAGTTATCCCCCTCCCGTGTGGCTGTTTTATGACGGATCAAAGTATATTGCATCGATCGAGTATCAGGACGCTAAGGACTACGAATGTCTATACCGCGCTGATCTCGTCGAAGAACCAGAAGCAATTACCTTAGACGGATGGGCATTTTCAAAATACAGTGACAGCAGCTTGCCGAAAAAATATAATGCGGAAACGGGGTATTTTTATAGGATATATGATTACTACGAAAATTCTACGCGTAGGCAACAGCTTCAGCGAACGCAGTATCCGCTCGACCAAAGCTCGTGGACGACTGTTTTCAGCCATACGTCTTTCGACGTTTTGGAGTATGCCGTAGACGGAAATACCATTTCAATCATAACGGCCTCATCGGATAACAAATACGCCTATTTCAAATCCGAAAATAATGGTGCAACGTTTACGCAGGTTCTTGCAAACTCTACGATATCTGGTTTAACAGCGTCAAGGTACGAATTTCCCGCCGGTATGATTCTTGTGGACGGCGTATCCGTGTGTGTCGCTGCATCATCTAGCGCGGACACAACCCAAAAATTAGTACTTGCGGATGATGACGCTTCTGGCTTCGTGTGTATAACAATGCCGCACGCGCTCAACCGGTTCATCAACACATATCAGCCCGCGGCAGCGTGCGGGAGCTTGGCGGCGGTCGTAACTTCCGCCGCAGGAAATGGGTACATAATGTATCATGATTTCGCGTATGGAGATAAGAAAATCCCAACAGTTGCACCGGGGCTTCGCAGTCATGCTTACATCAAGGCATTGGAGGAATAGCCATGCGGGAGAGAATCGGCACAAACGATCTCGCAAACGGGGCCGTCCGGTACGGGGTGTATGATGCGGCGGGAAGCCTTCTGCGGTATGAATGGCTTCGCCCGGAGGACGAGCCACTGGAGGCCGGGACGCCGCTCACGGCCGGGAACCTGCTGACGGCACAGAGCGCTGCAAAGATCTGGCGAGCGGGCGACGCACCGGCGAACCCGATGGTAAATGAGGCATTCGGGAAGCTGTCGGAGCCGAATTATCACATCGGCGATATCCTCACGACCGTCCGCGTCCTCTCCGTCCCGTGGCACGCGTGCGATGGCTCAACCTTCGATCAGACTGCATACCCGGCCCTCTACGCAGCCCTCGGCGGCACGACGCTGCCGACGATCAGCTATTCCAGCGATACCACCACCTACATCAAAATGGCGGACGATTAGCCCGGCAAATAAAAGAGAAAGGTACAGAAAAATGGACACCAAAACCATCATCGTCACCCTCGCCTGCGCCGCGCTTGGCTCATCCGCGCTGACGGCGGTAGTCAATGCCATCGTCAGCGCGATACAGAAAAAACGCGGCAAGGCCACGACGCAGGAGGCGCATCTTGCAGAGATCGACAAAAAGCTCGGGAAAATGCAGGAGCATCAGGACGAGCAGTATCTGGCAATCCTCCGCCTTACAATCATGAGCGAGGAAATGCCAATGGCTGAACGTCTGATCGCCGGGCAGAAATACGTCACACTCGGCGGGAACGGCGACGTGAAGAAGTTTTTACACCAGCTGGAGGCGCAATGCGGGCATAGCAATGGAATTCAGTAAAAAGTGGCTGATTTGCAGCGCGCTCGTCAGCCTTGCGCTCATCATCGCCTGCGCGGCAGGCGCAGACCTGACGGAGATCACGCTTGCGGTGCTGGCTGAAACAACGGCCTCCAGCGGCTTTTACCTCTGGAAGGCCAAAAATGAGAACCGCGCGAAGTACGCGCAGAAGTACATGGATAAATGGGCTGATAAGTACGGCCCGGAAGCGGCAGCACGCATCGCAGAGATCGTGCTGAAAGATTGAAAGGAGCATACATATGGATTACACACAGATCATCTCGGCAGTGATCGCGCTCATCAGCGCGCTCGTTTCGGCATTTTTGATCCCGTGGCTTAAAACCAAGATCGACGCGGACAAGCTGCAAACGCTCCGCACTTACGTTGAGATCGGCGTAAAGGCGGCGGAGCAGCTGTACACCGCGACGGACGGCGCGGCGAAAAAGGCGTATGTCGTGAACTTCCTCGCCGAGAAGGGCATTCAATTTGATGTGGAAACAATCGACAAGCTGATCGAGGCCGCCGTGCTGCAGCTGCACCACGAGTTGTACGGGAGTGAGCGGGCATGAGCATCAAAATCGGACAGGCCAGCCTCGGCGAGACAGGCGGCCGCAACCAGAAGCCCGGCAACCAGACCGGGCGGGAGCTGAATATCTCCAACTGGTACAATGGCCGCTGGCTCGGCGTCCTGCGCTACAAGAGCCGCAAAAAGGCCGAGCGGGCCGCGCAGACGTGCGAGGCGGCCATTAAAAACCGGAACATCGGCTACGACATGGACAACAGGAACACGGCGTATGAGGCAGCCAGAGCCGTCGGATGGGACGTGAGCAAGATCACAAAGCCAGTGGAGACGGACTGCTCCGCGCTCATGACGCTCTGCGCCGTGGCCGCAGGCTGCGCGTCGGTCGAAGCTCTCTACCGTCGGCAGGGCAACAGCTGCACGACATACTGCATGCTGCACGATTGGCCAGCGACGGGAGACTTTGTGCTGCTGACCGGCAGCAAGTATCTGACGACGGACGCCAATCTCCTGCGCGGGGACGTGCTGGTAAGCGAGGGCCATACCGTGATGGCCCTCGAAGATGGAAAAAATGCAGAGGAGGAAACTGAGATGGTAGAAAAGAGCAAGATCATCGTGGACGGCAAGGAAGTCGCCGTTGAACGCATCCTGAAGAACGGCACGAACTACGTCAAGGTGCGCGATCTGGCCGCTGCGCTGGATCTCGAAGTCAGCAACAAGGGCAATATCGCCGTGCTGAATCACAAGGAAAAGTAAGGAGGCGGGGCGTATGTCGCCGCAGGCGCGGGCCAAGCTGCCGCCAGAGCTGGGCCGCCTGACCCGCAAGGACATGGAGGCCGTGATCTATCAGGCCAATCTTGGCCGGGAGAACGAGAAGATCGCGCAGCTCTACTTCGTGGACAAGCTCCCGCAAGTGGACGTTGCAACAGAATTGTATCTTGGCCGCGCCACGGTACAGCGCCGCCTACCGGAGATCATGCGGGAGATGCAGCGGACATCCAGCAAACTGTATAACTGAGATAAGCGCCGGTTTCTCGGCGCTTATTTTTTATATAAAAATTTTTGAAAAGCCCTTGACATATACGGTATTACAGTATATAATGCAGCCATAGACACAAAGCAAAACAAACACGACAAAAAATCGGAGGATGGCAGACATGTTTAATATCGTTTCCGCGTGGGGAGCGCAGACAAATCCCCACTATAACCCGGACACTGCAAATAATGGCGGAGGTTACTGGCAGTTTTCCGGCGGTATCGTCGTCGATCTTAACGGCCAGCTTGTCACCGTCGAGGCCGACGACACGTCCTGCGGCGATTTTGGCAGCCGCGTGTATTTTTCCGTGACGGCTGACGGCTTCTGCTGGCAATTTTCCGACGGCACAATGGACGATGCGTCCGTTGACACCCCGGAGGATGTCTTGGGCGTTCTGCGGTCCGTCTCCGGCGTTCTGGGCGTGGACGCCGAAGCGCTGATTTCTGCCGCGTTGAATGCGGCGAACGTCTGCGCGTGGGAGGTATGCTATGCCGACTGACACCCAGCGCCGCGCTCGCAACAAGTGGGACGCTGAGAACATGTCCGTGATCTCCTGCAAGCTCAAGCGGGAGATCGCGGAAAGATTTAAGGCCGCAGCCAAGTCCAACGGCACGACGCCAAACGAACTGATACGCGGCTGGATTGCTGCATATTTATTTGAGCAAAACTGATGCATAACTGAGGCACAGGAAAATAGTAAAAAGCCCATACTGGACACATCAAAGGAGTGTTCGGTATGGGCTTTTCTTATTTTAATCCGAACCCTGCCGGGCAGAAGGTCGGGGACTGCACCGTCCGGGCTATCGCAAAGGCGACCGGGAAGAGCTGGGACGAGGTGTATATCGGCCTGTGCCTGCAGGGACTCATCATGGGCGATCTGCCGAGCGCAAACAGCGTATGGAGCGCTTACCTCCGGCAGCAGGGCTTTACCCGGAACGTAATCCCGAACACATGCCCGGACTGCTATACCGTCGCGGATTTCTGCGCAGACCATCCGCGCGGCGTGTACGTTCTTGCCCTGTCCAGTCATGTGGTCTGTGCGGAGAACGGAAGCTATTTCGATACATGGGACAGCGGCAATGAGATCCCGCTGTTCTACTGGGCAAAGGAGGATAAATGATGTTCGGACAACAGCCGTATGTGTATCAGCAGCCGATTTATAATCAGCCAATCGGCCAACCGATCAGTCAACCAATGCAGGAGCCAATGATGCGCCCACAGTACCAGCCCGCGCCGCAGATACCGGCCTACCAGCCGCAGCCCCAGCAGCCGCAGAATCAGTCGATCATCTGGATTCCGAACGAACAGGCCGCAAACGACTTTATCGTCGCGCCCAACAATGCCGTTACGCTTTGGGATATGAATGCGCCGGTCGTGTATGTGAAAAAGGCAGATGCAAGCGGCAAGCCGACCATGACGACCTACGACCTTGTAGAGCGTGCGCAGGCCGCGCCAGCGCCCGCAGCGCCGCGAAAAGACATGAGCGAAGAATATGTGACCCGCAGGGAGTTTGAAGAGCTGGTAGCCAAGCTGACGGCCCCCAGCGTAAGACCGGCGAGAAAGACAAAGGAGGCTGAAAGCGATGGCTAACCCCCTGTTTCAGGCCCTCGGCGGCGGGCAGATGCCCGGCCAGATGGGGCAGTTTCAAAATATGGTGCAGCAATTCCGGCAGTTTCAGCAGACGTTTCAGGGCAACCCGAAAGCAGAGGTCGAAAAACTGGTACAGAGCGGGAAAATCACGCAGCAGCAGCTGAATCAAATGCAGCAAATGGCTGTGCAATTCCGGCAGCTGCTCGGATAAAATGAATCTTAATTCGTGGCCACGATTGAGATAAATTTCAAAATCTACGAAAGGAGAATTTTATGAGTCTTACTGATGGCGGCATTCAGCCGACTATGCCCGTCCAGCCTGCCAATAACTACGGCGGCGGTATGGGGATGTGGGGTGATAACTGGATCTGGATCATTGTGCTGTTTTTGTTCGGCTGGGGACGCAACGGCAACGGCTGGGGCGGCAATGGCAGCGGCGGCGTGATGGACGGTTACGTGCTGACGTCCGATTTCGCAAGTGTTGAGCGTAAACTTGACAGTATGGCAAACGGCATTTGCGATTCCACGTTTGCCCTGAACAATGCCATTACTGGCGGCTTTGCTACGACCACGCAGGCCCTCAACAGCGGTTTCCAGAACGCCGAACTTTCTCGTTGTAATCAGCAGGCCGCGCTTATGCAGCAGCTGAACAACATGGCGATGCAGGCACAGGAGTGCTGCTGCGAAAACCGCGCTGCAATCGCCCAGGTGCGCTATGACATGGCGACGCAGGCGTGCGACACCCGCAACACCGTGCAGAACACCACCCGCGACATCATCGACGCGATGAACTGCGGCTTCCGCAGCATCGACCAGCGTCTGACGGCACAGGAGCTTGCGGCGAAGGACGCGAAGATCGCCGAGCAGAACCAGCAGCTCTTCGGCTACCAGCTGGCAGCATCGCAGGCGGCGCAGAACAATTACCTTGTTTCCACGCTTCGCCCGAGCCCCAGCCCGGCCTATGTTGTCGCGAATCCGTACTGCTGCAACAGCGGTTACAACTACGGCTGCGGCAACTGCGCGTAACAACTCCACATCGTAGAGCTTTTTCGTGGCCTCACGAAAATGATCGGCCCCATTGCCGATACTCGACAGCAACGCGGCGGGGCAATCGTCCCGCCGCTAATTTTAACTGCGCCGAATTCGATACTTTTAGAAAGGAATGATTTTATGGCTGAATTTACATCATCCGGGATTCAAACTGTCGCCGCTGGGCAGAACGTCCCTCTGATCTCCACGGCGGCTTGCGGAAAGCCGTGCATCGTACATCGAGAAGGAAGCGGGCTCGTTACGCTGCGCGGGCTTACGCAGCAATGCAAGGCGAAGTTCCGCGTATCCTTTGGTGCGAATATCGCCGTCCCTACAGGCGGAACAGTAGGTGCCATTACCGCTGCGCTTGCAATCAACGGCGAACCTCTGAGCAGCGCCACAGCGATCGTAACCCCTGCGGCTGTTGAGAACTATTTCAACATCTTCGTTTCCGCATTCGTGGAAGTCCCGCGCGGCTGCTGCCTAACTGTAGCGGCGAAGAACACCAGCGCGCAGGCGATCAGTTTCGCAAATAGCAATATGATCGTCGAGCGCGTATCGTGAAAGGAGAATGCAATATGTACGATTTGAAAAACCTGCGTGAAATGCTCTGCAAAGAGCTTGACGAAATCGCCGACAAGCGCGAAATGTCTGCGGGCGATCTGGACGCGATCCAGAAGCTGACGAGCTCCATCAAGAATACCTACAAGATCGAGATGGCTGAAGACGGCAGCTATTCCCGCGATGGCGAGTGGGAGGCGGATATGCGCGGTACATATGGACGGGGCAGCTCTTACCGTGGCCGACGCCGCGACGCAATGGGCCGCTATAGCCGCACAGACGCCCGCGAGCATATGCATGCGCAGCTGGAGGATATGATGCGCGACGCGGACGACGATAAAACCCGTGACGCGATCCGCCGCTGCATGGAGCAGATCGAGCGGGCATAAGGAGGCGCGATATGCTGGATAAAGCCGAGATCCGCAAGGAGATAGCGCGGCTGGAATATGAGGAATCCAGCTATCCCAATTATGCCAAACTGGCAGATCTTTATGTGATACGCGACAAGATGCAGGAAGAGGAACGGGGCGACGGCGGTAGGTATGTGGGTTACTACTCCGGCGCTCCCGCCCCTGTGACCGCAGAACCGGCTACCGTGGGCGAGTACGGGGACAGTGAGTTTTTGCTTGCAGTAGCTGGGAAAGACCCGGCAAAGGCTTGGGCGGTCGTTGATGAACTTATGGACACATTATCGCTTGTGAACCGAAAAGTCTATGATTCTATGCTTCGGAAAATAAAGTCCATGTAGCAAAAAATAGGGGAGTCCCCTCGCATTGCGCTGAATCTGTAGCATACAATGTAGCATACGGAAAATAATTTTATGTTACAGAGCGTGTCATAACTTGATCTTTTGCTTTTTGAAAATACGCAGAAAATAGGGTGAAAAGCATAAAAAAGTACCGATTTTAGATTTAAAACATCTAAAATCGGTACTTTGGCGCGGAAGGAGAGATTTGAACTCTCGCGCGCTTTTTAGACGCCTACTCCCTTAGCAGGGGAG